AGTTATTACTCTTTGTTGATTGTTTCGAGTCCCCTGAAGGTCTTCAGAATTAGACTAGAACGTACTCGTTCAATCTGATGAATGCGCCGCATGTAGGCGGGCACCATTGGATTAACTAAGTACGGAATCTTGTCTAGATCGGAGCTTTCTAATCCTTTTGTGGCGATACCGATGTATATGCTTCCGCATACTCCTCTGTATTCCCTCAAAAGGGACATAAAAGGGTGACGCGAAATATCGGGGTTCTCCTCGGATTCCAAGACGAGCCCTAGAGTACCCATATCAGGAATGGACATAAGTTCATTCATGTATAGGTCTCTTGCCCTTGATTTTACATAATCTAGACGAATCTCATCAAATTTTGATTTGATATCTTCTAGGCTATGCTCACTCCATATGTTTTGCGTTACCCCATTTGGGGGCGCAGACAACGGAAATGAGATCAAGGCCAACGCCTCAAAGGCTTTCTTACCTTTTGGGTAGATTTCCTTTAAGGAATTTTGGACGGGTATCGGTATGTCGTTTCCGACTATACCTCTCTCGTAGCATAATTTCAAAAGATTAGGTAGTAGAAGATAGTCTTTTACTGCTGACTCGATCGCATCAAATGGTACTGGAGATACCTCCTGACCATTTAAGAAAAGTCTCTTAGCAATTTCAGCTGAACATGGGTTTCCCCATGATTCAATTGATTTTGCTTCAGATACTTTAATCTTATAATGGTTGAGGAATCTTAGGTACTCATCTGATACTTTCTTGTCAAAGATTGTGACATCATCACCAATGATGCAATAGTCTCTAAATCTGGTTTTACCAGCTTTTAGTGCTAATGCTTCAACGGTAATGTGATGAGTTATGGCGAATGTCGCCCATGAGCTTAATAAACCCATTGGTTGACCTACACTATACCTTATCGATTCACTATCTGTAGTAAAATCTCTATCAACCATCAATTGTTTCCACAGCCTTGCGATCTTTGGATTGTACAAACCACTAAGGACTCTCTCTTGGATAAAGATAGGAAACCTATCGGTTGCTGCTGTTAGATCAAATGATCTAACATAGCCACCTTTAAGTGTCTTACTTTTAACCAATTGAGAGATCCTATTGTGGGATGACGTTCCATCGGTCTTAAGACTGTTTAAACATCGATATAATGATTTATGCAAAGGTTTTAATGAATCTTGTGTAAAGTAATCACCAATAGCTATGACTCTTGTTTTACATCCACCTTCGGATATAAATCCGATACGTGAATGTTTGCAATTGTCATAACGATTTGGTTCATACTTTAACGCATGATTCATCATCACCTCAACATGTTTCATCATGTCCTTCTTACGCTGTAGTCTGCCAGAGTTTTCAAGTTTGTCGCTTTCAAACACGATTAAATCTAATTCAGGATATAAATCCTGTTTTAGGCTTACTTCTTGTTTAGAAGCTCCAACCTTGATTTCTTCGACAGCCTCATGCATTTGAAGAACGGTTTCAAGTATTCCTGATTCCTTAATTGCGTGATAATCTTTGTCTAAGTTAAGAAGTGCGGGTCCATTTGGACCCTTACGACTTGACTTATG